ACAGAATGAGATAGCTCAATTAAGAGAAGATTTACTAGAGGCACAACAACAAGTAGTTTCAACATCTAATAATAACTAACCCAAATGGCCCAGATAACATCTATAACTTTAAATCCTACAATTTTAGGGACACAACAATATCAAGGTCAAGACACAATATTACTTAATTCCATAGATATAATAACTCCTTTTGACTCTAATAGTTATATATCATTTTATGTGTATGATAATCAAAATTCTCTTATATACTCAGATACTACTGATAATTATACTATCTCTCCTAATAACACTACAACAATAGTTAATAACAACCCTATTTTATCTAACATAAATTTACACCCAGAAACTGACTTACTTGATGCTGGTTTTGAAGATGGAGAATATGTAATTAATTATCAATTCATAACACCCAGAGTAGGTGGTCAGAATGGTCCACTCTTTATAAGTGAAATATCAAATGATAGAACAGAAATAAGATTATCCAGTAATGCATTATCTAACGTAGAGATTCTAAATCAAACAAATGATTTTATAGATTTTAGAAATGATGCATCATATTTTGTAGATTTTTATCTTAATTTAGGAGTTAATAATTTAATTATAGCTAATAATATTAAATTAGATAATGAATTTACTAATAACCCAACTATTTTAGTTAAATTATATGAGCCTTTATCTCTGGACTATGGACAAAATGATCAGACATCTATTATAACATCATTAATCCCATCACAAGCTTTTCAAGTCCTTTTCCCTCCTGAACCTGTTACAATAATTGATTCAACTTTAATACAAGGACCTAATTATAATATACCTCTTAAAGGTATGATAAATAATTCTTCACAAAATTTATCATACTCAGATATCATAAATGGAGCTACTACAAGTTCAATGAATCAAGTAAATAGTTTATTGGAGGAATCTTCAATAGCTATAAGTGTTGATTACTCAGATTTTTCTGATTTTATCCATTTTAGCTCAGCACAAACAAGATTAGAAAATTTTAATTATAAAGTTGGATTAATAGAAACTTACACTTCTCAATCTAATGTTCTAAGTAATATAACAGGTTCTCAAACTAGTATAGCAATCGTACAATCTCAAATATCAGATGTTATAAAAAACTTTGATAAATTTGAATATTTTATGTATTATGATAGTAGTTCCAACGCTTCATGGCCTAAACAAAATTCAGAACCCCCTTATATTTTATACCCAACTACAAGTTCTCAAGCTTTAACTTGGCTAGGTAGCGCAGATGAAAGCAACTCAAATTATGGAGGAAGAATACTATCAGCATCTTATTTTGATAATGCAAACCCAGATCAACTTAAAAAAGCAATACCTGAATATTTAAGAGAAGACCCAAATAATTTCCAATATGATCTTTTTGTTGATATGGTTGCCCAATATTATGACAATGTTTGGTTATATACAAAAGATGTCACTCAAAAATATAATGCTGATAATAGGTTAGATTTTGGTGTATCTAAGGATTTAGTAGCAGATGCTATAAAAGATTTTGGATTAAAATTATACCAAAACAACTTCTCCACAAAAGATTTATATACTGCCTTTTTAGGTTTAACCCCAAGTGGTAGTTTATTTCCATTCCCTAATATTACAGGTTCATTACCAACTCCATCAGGATTTGAATATGTTGATACTTTAATATCTGCATCAAATGATATTATCCCTATGGATGATGTTAATAAATCTTTATACAAAAGAATTTACCATAATATTCCATATTTATTAAAATCAAAGGGAACTATTGCTGGGTTACGTGCTTTAATAACATCATATGGTATACCTGATACTATACTCAAAATATCTGAATTCGGTGGTAAAGATCAAGTTGATGAAAATGACTGGGATTATTATTTTAATAAATTTAATTATTCCTATGACACTAAAGGAACAACTGTAGATAATAGTATTACAACCCCCTGGAGGTTAAAATCAGAATGGGGAACATATGGACCTAAGACTGTTGAGTTTAGATTTAAAGCTGAAAAATACCCACCTAGTAATTTATCACAATCAATTTTTAGCTTATACCAGGATAGCATCTTTATTTCTGATTTATCATTAGAATATACAGGCTCAGGATTAATTAGTGGTTCATACAGTGGCTCAATTCCAGATCCTTATTACCAACATGCTACATTAAAATGGATACCTGATGTAAATACAGGACATTCAGCTAGTGTATATCTTCCATTTTTTAATGAAGGTTGGTGGTCAGTAATGATAACAAGTGGTAGTTCAAATGGATTTGAATTAACAGCAGCAAATAAAATATATAATGGTAAAGATGGTACATCTATAGGATATATAGCATCATCATCAGTAGCAACAGGTTCGTTTGATTTAGTTAATATTGCTTATTTTGCAACATCGTCAATAAACCAAGCATTTTCTGGATCTCTCCAAGAAATAAGATATTATAATACTAAATTAAGTGAAAGTGTATTTAAGGATTATGTAATGAATCCATTATCTACTGAAGGAAATGGAACTAATTCTTCAACAAACCAATTAGCTTTTAGGGTAGCTTTAGGAAGTGAATTAGATATTACAACTACCTCATCCATTCACCCTAAAATAACAGGATCCTGGGCAACAACACAATCCTTTAATGTAGGTAATAGTAATATAATTTTAAACACCCCACCAACATATTCAAAGAATACAGAAACAATATTCTTAGATCAATTCCCAGCAGGTATAAAAAATAGAATTACTGATAAAATTAGGTATGAAGATAATTCACTTCCATCAGGAGACACATTATCACCTTTTAGAAGAGTAACACAAAATGTAGAAGCAAGTGCTTCATATACTGATAGTTTAAATTATTTAGAGGTAGCATTTTCACCACAAAACCAGATTAATGATGATATTATATCACAGATTGGATATTTTAATATAGGAGACTATATAGGTGATCCAAGACAAAGATCATCATCAGCCCAAATATATCCAGATTTAAATAATTTAAGTGAAGATTATTTTAAAAAATATATTAAACAGTATGATTTAGTAGACTTTATTAGACTAATAAAATTCTTTGATAATTCATTATTTAAAATGATTAAGGATTTTATTCCTGTAAGAACAAGTTTAGCATCAGGTTTAGTAGTAAAACAACATTTATTAGAAAGAAATAAATACCCTCAACCTCAGGTATCCTATTCTAATGAATCTTACCTATCAGGTTCTATTGATATGGTTGCTATATCAGGAGGAGCAGGAGGTGTATTTAATAAATTTAACAGTTTAACTACTTCACCATCTGGATCTTTAGGAGCAGGACCTAATAATGAATATAATATAACTCAAAGTTGGTCAGAAACATTTAAAACATTATCAGGCTCAGTTTCAAAAACAAATGATTCCCAATATGAATTTTACAATGGAGAGTTTAGTGGGTCTACATTAATAATATCAAATGGAGAATTAAATGAAGAATGTGATTGGGTTAAAAATGTTGACCCTCAAGGAGCTGTTTTTAAAATAAGATCATATAATTCAACAGATGATGATTTTGGTACTTTTATTAACTCTCAAAATTTCCCAACTAATGGTTTTATACAAACTTGGTTCCAAGATGATTCAGCTGTACCATTACCACCACCAGCAGTAACAAGTTAAAATATTTATAGAATGTCAGGAAAATTAAGATATATAAAAGTAGCAAGAATAGATGGAGATGGTAATGATATTACAACCACTTTAGAAAATTTAACTGAAATAACACTAAATATAAGTGCTGGTAATAGAACATATCCTATAGTAAATTCAACTAGACATAACGAGTATTATCTTTATTATGTTAATCCTCCAGGTACAAATGATATACCTTTAGTTGATCATGGTACCCCATTATATAAATTTACAGGTTCTATGGATTTAGAACAAGTAGGAAAATCTTTTTCATTCATTGATTTTGAAACATTTTTTATTCCTATTTCATCTTCAATAGAAGACTCTTTAAACTTTTATAATTCAATTGATAAATCATATCAAATAAATACTTATCCTCAAAAAGATCTCCACATTAATCTTACAGGTAGTGTGAGGCATGAGACATCTGGAATTAATGCATCAGAATTAGGGATTTATTTAATAAATCCAAATGATCTAAATTATAACTCAATACTATCTACCCCTATAGCAACAACTACATATAACACTACAGGCACATCAAGTATAAACATTAGTGGAACTTTAGCAGCATCTGATATAATACCAGGATATGAAATTAGAGCAATATTTAGAAAAAGTAGTGGTCTTGCAGGTTCACTTTTTGCTAAATTTGAAAGTGGAACTGAATTATTAATATCATCATCAGCAGCAACAGGAGACTCAAAAATAGCAGTACTAGAGCCTTATCTATCACAATTATTTTTTAATCAAGGGTGTGATGTTTTAATTAATAATGTTAGTCAAGGAATACCTAATCAATTTGTTAATGATTTAGATTTTTCAAAATCAACAACCATTCCATTAAATTTTAATGCTATAATAAGTGGAAGTGCCACTAAATCAACTATACCACAATCTCATTATACTCAACTTTCATCTATAATACCAAGATATTTAGGGGCTAAAACAACATCACAAAGAATAAATACATGGACACCTCCAACCTCAATATTTGTTAGTAAAGTAGAATTAGGAATAAGTGGAAGTAATATTACTCTTGAAGATAAAGGGAATTTTGGTAGATCACCAAATGTAAGATCATTAAATAATGTGATAATATTTTGTGAATGGATAGGAGGAAATGCTCCTGAAAGAATGGATGCTGTAACAGCAAAAGTTAAATATTTGATATATCAAGATGGAACTATTGAAAAACCTAACTTAAATGAATTCTCATTAACTAACCTTCAAAATGCCTTTAGAACTGGAGAAAATTTAGAAGTTACCTTAACAGCAGATGATATAACACTTCAAAACTCATTATCAGGATTAAGAAAAATAATAAGAGGTGGAGCAAGAATTGAAAACATTCTTACAACACAGACAGGATCAGTAACAGCAGCACCTGAAAATAATTTCCCAAATGATATTATTGTAACAAATGTAGATCCTCTAGATATATCAAATAATTCTACAAATAGATTTGATTTTAATTATATAAGTTCATCTAATACAGTTATAGGAGTTGATGGAGACACACCTTCA